ACACTCCTTAATAGTCTTCGTCATCCTCGTCCTCGAGGATGTATTCGATTTGGAACTGTATCATGTATTTGGCCTGGGTGAAGTCCTGCGCCACCATGTAGCCGGATTCGTTCGGGAGCACCCGAATATCCGTGATCTTGCAGGTGTCGGGAAACGCCGGGAGATTCCCGGCTCTCACCTGGGCCTTCACCCATTCGCCCAGCTCCTCCAGGTCGGTGACGGCGGTGATGTTGGCCATGTCGTTGGGGTCGCCGCTGAACTGCTGGAATCGGGTCAGGGCGCAGTTGTAGTTGTGCAGCTCGCTGCCGTCGATGTAATCGCCGGTCTTCTGGTCGGATGGCACCAGGCAGGTGCCGCCGACCTTCGCCGACATCGCGTTGAAAAACATGTCGCCGATCATGGGGCAGGTCTGCAGCCAGTCCCACACGGCGCGGTGCTTGTTGCTTGCCATGTTTCTATCCTCCACTGAATCCCAGCGCCCCGGAATCGACGAACGCCTGCAGGCTCTGGACCAGCAGCGGGAACATGGCAGGCTTCGCAGCCACGTCCCAATGGCGCGTGCCCATGCCGCTGAACTGCAGCATCCTGCCGGTGGGATGCTTCGGCGCGACGGGCGAGAACCAGCCCGCCACGACCCCGCCCTGCATGATCGGGACATTTGGCCCGTATACGATGCCCTCATAGGCGTAGTGCGCATAGGGCACGGTGTGTTCGATGATGCCGTTGCCACCGCCGCCGGTGATGTTGACGGTGTTGTACAGCGCGCCTTCCTTGAAGGGCACATAGGGCCGGTAGAGGCGGTGCCACTCGGAGGCCGCGTAGGTCCAGAACTTCTCGCCCTGCACCTTCGACATGTGCCCCTCGACGTTGATGTTCACGGATTCGATCACAAACTCCACGTCATCACGCCCCCTTCGCCGCGTAGTGCGGCATGAGCATTCCGGGCCTTGCGTTGTCGGACACGCTGGTCACGACGAACGCGCCGTCCGCGCCGCTGTACTGCTCGATCAGGCGCTGATAGTCCGCGCCGCTTTGAACGGTCACGGCCACATCGCCCAGGATCATCAGGTCGCCGGGCCTGGGGTGGGTCTGATCTGCGGGCACCCGGCAGGTGATCTCCTCGCCGGAGAGCACCACGTTGTCGCTGTTGACGCGGGAGTTGTCGCTTCGGTAGATGCGGTTCTTCCTGCGCCAGCTGCAGCCGGTCAGCTTCACGGCGGCATAGCTGACGGCGGTCTTGCCATTCACCACATTCTCGGTGCGCCTCACCAGCGTCACCGTCTCGTTGCCGAAGGGAATCACGGGGCTTCACCTCCGGTCTCGTCACGGATGCGGCAGGATGTTTTCATGGAGATCAGCTCCTTTCGGGCATGAAAAAAGCACGCTTTCGCGTGCGGGGGAAAGACATGAAAAAACCGCCCGAAGGGGCGGATGATCATTCGCTCAACGGCGTATGATTCATGGCGTATCTGTTTTCCATCTCGTTGAGTACGATTCTGTAGTATTGAAATGCGCTTGACGCCGGGATATCCGGATGCTTTTCACGATAATGTGTATAATCATTTCCAAGAGCCCGAACGACATCCGTACTCTTTTTCAAATGCCCCAGATAAGCCAGAACTACGTCGTTAAAGGTCATTTCCGCTGTTTTCTTCTCGTCCGCGCTCTCCTCGTCTATCGCGAAATCCTTGATCAGAAATTCAAGTGCCGAACGAAAGCCCAGCACAGCCAGCTCAGTAAAGCCCATGTTGTACGCGGTCAGCGCCTGTTCATGATACTTTTTGAAGCGCGGACTGAGCCGAAAAAGGCCAGGATAATCCATCCTTTCCTCTTCAACAGGAATCATTTGAACAAAATCCAGGCGTTCCCGCCTATTGTTGCTTTGGAAAACGACCACATAGCGCTTGTTACATACGGGACACTGCATACTGACAAACAGAACCCGGTCGTCCACATTGATGGGGAATTCACTGATGCCCTTGGGCTCAGAATAGACGGATGTATGACAGTGAGGACAGTCCAAAGGCATTTGAAATCTGCCCGGAAAAAAGCCCGCGCCGCCAAAGTGAAGGTTCTCCATCTCCGCAAATTTCATAATGCCCTCCTGCTCACATGTGCGTCAAACAAAAACCGCCCGGGTGGGCGGCTTGTTTAGATTACTGCTCCTTCGGGCAGCGGATATTTGTCCTGTGGCCAAACCTTCTTTTCACCAGTTGTCAAGCAGTGAATCAGATCGGCGACAACAACGTCTGTATTGGGACGGAAGAATGGCATGCCGTAACTTTCACCGAAGGTTTCTTCATACAGTTCGAGAAGCTCACCCTCATAATGGTCAAGCTCTCGCTCTGTCATACTCGCTGTATCCTTGAACGTCATTTTATCGCCTCCAGTATGTCGCGGAAAACCTTATATGTCTCTGGATAGAATTCCTTGAGTGCTTTCAATGATGCGTGGTTGCCAATCTCAGCAGAATACATCTCCGCGAATATCTCAGTACCATGTATACTTACACGATACCAATACGCCGGATCTTTGCCACGGTGTCCGAAACCAAACGGATAATTAACCTTAGTCGCTGGTTCAAAGATGTCAGATATATCTACTCGCTCACGCTCGCTATATTTGTCTTTGACCATATCACGAAAGTCAAGCTCCATCCGTTTTCCCGTCATTGCTTTCAGCGCGTCAAATACCTGGCGATTCTGAAGCACCTGATCAAGGTTGACTTTACCCATCTCGTAGTTATCGGCTAATATCAATGTAGCACGACTTGTCGGGTTTGTCAAGATAATCTGTTGCCGTGTCAGGTCAGGATAATACTTGGCGAAATTATTTCTGAAGTACTCATCCAGATGCGCACGGGATTCACGCATCGCGGTTTGGGAAAGTAAGTTGCCTCTGAAGGTGTAGGAAAGCGGAAGCCCGTTCTTGCCACTCAAATAATCTATCTGATGGCCAAGTTCATGGAATACAAGTTGATAAGGTGCTTGATAGTTGTTTCCCTTTGCAGCTTCTTCTATGTCAAACTTTACGCCTTTTCTATCTTCACAGTGGGGCCACTCGGAAGAATGTGCGTCAAGCACTCTAAGATCAGCCGCATTCTTATTCCAAACCGCCTGTACCGTGGCGTCAGCCTTGCCAACCATGCCTGTAATAATCTGCTCGTGATTCCCAAGATTCGCAGCCTGCAGGCCCCCTGTGCTAACCGATGGACCGGCACCTCCTACCGGTAGTGCATCCACAAACCCCGCCACATACGTCCGCTGGAACTCCGGCTGCAGGCCGACCTTCTCAGACAGCTCCTTGTAGTAACGGTTCAGCTCCAGGATGTTCCCCTGGCAGCGGCGGCGGAGCACGTCGTCCCCGGTCACGCGGGCCAGATTCGCGGTGTCCTTCTGCTGCCGGACGGCGGTCTCGATGCGGCGCATCTCCTGCGACCACTTATAGCGCGTCTTCGTCCTGCCGTCCACGGTGATCTGCTCGGTGGAGAAGCGGCGCATTTCCGAGAGCTGCTCCGGCGTCCAGGCCGGCGGGCTGATGCCCAGCATGATCGGATGCCAGCTGTGGCGGCAGTTCCACTCGCCGAAGGGGCGCTGCAGGCTGTCCTGGATCTGCTCGAATGCCTCGTTGGAAAACTGCTGGCCCTGATAGGGCAGATGGTCTTCGGCGCACAGCATGTGCGCGTCGATCTCCACGCCGTCGGCCCCGAACTGCCGCCCGACCTCCTCCATGATGGACTGGTTCAGGTGACGCATGCCGTCCAGCACGTTCATCCTGGCGGCGCTGTCCAACCTGCGCGACCAGCCGGATTCGTAGTCTACCGCGCGGCTGCCGTCCTCGCGCACCCTGAGGCCGTGAGCACCGGCCTCCCGAATCACCCGGCGGATGGCGGTGTTGTAGTCCTCCACGCCGCTCTGTACGGCGGCGCAGGCCTCGTCGATGGCCTTGCGGTAGTAGCTGGAGACCACGGTGGTGTTGGACAGGTTGCGCATGCGGTTCGCGGTTTCCCGCGTCTGGGCCTGCAATATGCGGCGCAGGGGCAGGTTGTCCATGACGTTCACGGTGTCGGGCACGCCGAGGATCTTCGCGGCCATGCGGGCGTCATCCTGGGCGACGCGCTCGAACAGGGCGGCGATGTCGTCCGCGCCCATGCCCGCCGCGGCGGCGATCCTGCGTTCCAGCTGCCGAAGGTTCTTGTTCATCCGGCGAATCTGCTGCAGGCGGTGCACATCGGAGGGCCACAGGGTGCCGATGTCCCGGATGTGCTCGCCCATGCGCCGCAGATAATCGTCGTTCAGACGGTTCATGCGCCGATCAAAGGCCGACAGCAGTTTTTGAAGCTGCTGTTCTGAATGGCTCTGCACCGGCTGGGAGCGCACCTGCTTTCGCGTCATCCAGGCCATATATCCTCCTTACGGCCTTCGCGCCGTGGGCAGCGTGTAGGCGATCAGCCCCGCATTGCGCAGAATGCTCCACGCCACGGGGCTGATGGTCTCGCTGGTGTAGGTGGGCGACGCCCGGCCCTGGGTGAAGGTCACGGACACGCCGTCATTGGTCATGGAGGCGACATTGCCGGGCACGCCGGAGAAGCCCGCCGCGTTCTCGTAGGCCATCTGGGCCTCGATGGCGTCCTCCATGGCCTCCTCCTGGGCGTCGGTGACGGGCTTGCGGGGCAGTATATACGCGAGCAGCTTCTGCTCGACGTCATCATAGGTCACGGTGCTCATGTTGTCTCACCACCATTAAAAGGGAGGATGCTTTCGCATCCTCCGATCAGGCCTTGGAATGGCAGTAGATGCCCGCCAGCTTGTTCTCGTAAGCGTCGGCGATGCCCACGGTACGATAGCCGAACTTCCAGGCGTCGGCGTCCTGGTTCTGCTCGGGAGTGACGACCTTGGGCGCGACGTGCTTCTGGAACTGGATGACGGCGGGCTTGTGGATCAGCATGAAGTTGATGTCCGCGCCGGCAGCCACGGCGGTGTCGCCGGAGCCGGAGGCGGCGCGCTTGGTATAGCCGTCGTTGCCCAGGGTGATGGCGGTGTAGAAGCGGGTCTGGGGCACGACGATGACCTGACTGGCCAGGTTCAGCGCGGCACGGGAGGCAATGGTGTCCAGGTCATCCACGGCGCCCTTCAGCGCGGAGGTGATGAACAGATAGCGGCCCTCGGCGGGGACCTCGGCCTCGTCCATGGCGGCGTGGGCGGCGCGCAGGGCCTCGATCACGGCCTTGCCGGTGGACAGGGTGCCGGTGGCGCCGCCGATGCCATCCAGGCCCGCGTAGGTGGCCAGACGGAAGGCGTCCAGCTCGGGAACGACCTTGGTGCGGATGAACTCGCCCGCCAGACGGCCATAGGCGATGGCGGCGGTCTCCAGGTTGTCCAGGGTGTCAATCTGGAACATGCGGCCGCGGTCATAGTTGCACTTCACGGTCTCGTTGGTCAGGCTGACGTCGCCCGCGACGTAGCCGGTGGCGCGGCTGTAATCCGCCAGGCCGGACATGTTCATCTTGGGAATGACCAGCTCGTTGGCGGCGTTGCCGAAGGACGCCAGTTCGGGATTGCCGTCCAGCACAGAGGTCAGGGCGGCCAGCTTGTAGACTTCGTCCAGCATGGGGACATAAGCCTTGAAGAGTTCGATGTTGTTCGCCATTGTGTTTCACTCCTTATTTATCGGATTTGGATTCTTTCAGCCCCATGGCGCTGCGCACCTGGGACATCAGCGCGGCCTCGCCGGTGGTGCCGCCGCGTTTCAGGGGATTGCGGGAAGCGGCGATCCGGGCGTCGACGCTCTCCTGCACCGCCTCGCGCATGACGGCCTCCAGCCGGGAGATGGATTCATTGCAGGCGTCGGCGCTGGAGTAATCCAGCACATCGGCCAGCTTGAGGGAGAGCTTCTTCTCCCGCAGGGTCTCCATGGCCTGGGCCTTGAGTTCGCGCACGGCGATGTCCTTTTCACGCTGCACGAGGTTGGCTTCGCGCTCCCGGGCGGCCTTTTCCGCCTGTTCGCGCTCATGTTCGAGGCGCTGCTGCTCGGTCATCTTGGCCAGCTTCTCGGCCTCGCTGCGGCCCTCCTCACGAGCGGCCTTGATCTTCGCGTCGATCTCCTTCTTTTCGCGAGAGAGGCGCTGGGCGATCATACGGTCGACGTCCGCCTGGGTGAAGGTCTTTTCATTCTGCTGCTTGTCGTCAGCCTGGTCGGTCTGTTCCTGCTCCTGGTGTTCCTGTTCCTCGGCCTTGCCTTCCGGCTCCGCGAACAGTTGAAGGTTGAAATAGTCGAAATGGTCAGTCGTTTTCATAATGAGCCTCCTAAAAAATCCGTTTTTATAGTGCTGTTCTGCACCCTGGGTTGGCCTGCCCAGTCAGGTATGAAAAACCGCCTGAAATCAGGCGGGTAGTTCATCGTCGTCTTCCTTCGGCATCAATGCTTCCGCGTCCTCGGCGGTCTCGTCATCCTCGAAGCCGCCGTCATCCCAGACGGAATCACGGGCTTCCTCGGCGCGCTCCGCGCGGATGGCCGCGACCTCCTTGTCCACATCCTCGCTGGACCAGTCCTCGCCGGAGTGCAGCATCTTCACCGCGGTCTCCGTGGAAATGGCCCCGGCGTTGCGGGCGTTCTGGACGATCTGCGCGTTCTCCTGCACGTTGGCGGGCATGGCGTGGGTGAAGGTGATGTTCACATCGGCCACATCCAGCGCCTCGGCTCCGCGCAGGGTGAGGTAGTTGACGTACAGCCGGAGCCGCGAGCGCAGCGCCTCCCGGAACCATTGCTCCTTGATCTTCACAAGCTGCTCGAAGCCCAGCAGCTTGAAGCGCATGGCCACGCCGGACACGTTGGCGGCGAAGTTCTTGTCCGAGAGATCGGGGATCAGGGACAGCTTGTGAATGTCCTCGATCAGCGAGGCGCGCAGCACCTCCACGTCATTTTCCCGCATTTCGCTGGTCAGGTATTCGGCCTTCGACTGGTTGTCCGGCAGCTGCAGCGCGTGGTCGTCCCGGAGCTGCTGCATGGGCTCCCGGCCCTGGTCGTCGGTTTCGAGGATCGCGCCGGTGATGACCAGCAGCTTGTCCACGAACTGCTCCTTGTCGTTGACCCTGTCGGACTGGAGTTTGTCGTAGGCGTCGATCTGGGACATCACCCACTCGAAGTCGCCCTTCTCGGTCTCGTCGTTCCAGTATTCGATGATGGGCACACCGCCGAAGAAGTGCTCGTCCGTCTGGACAGGCGTTCCCAGCGCGTCCAGACTGTTGGCGTCATACTGTACGATCAAGTGATCCGTCATCACCCAGACGTGCCAGCCGTCGGGCGTGCCGTCCGCCTTGGCCTTGGGCGTGTAGTACACCCCGAACATGGGCTCGGCGTCGTAGGTGTCCGTATAGACCACAAAGGCCTGCTCCGGACTGATGGCGGTGGTGTGGGGCATGTCCCTCTCGTCCAGGTGCACGTATTCCACGCCCTTGCCGTAGATGGACTGGTCCCGGGCCAGCTGAACGTTTTCCGCGCTCTCGCTGCCCCGGTGAAAGATGTCCTGTATCGCCTGGAGGGTGCTGTTTTCGTTGACCGTCGCGTAGGTCACGGGCTGGCCGATCATGTAGCCCACGGCCAGCGTGGTGATGTAGCGGGCGTAGGGATGGGCGATGCGGTTGTTCGGCAGGCCGCTTCGCCGCTGGCGCTGGAGGATGGCGCTCTTGGCGTTGTAGGCATCGCGCAGCCGCCCCATGATCTCCGCGCGAACCTTGTGCTCGGAAATCACGCTGCGCAACATTTCCATCGGCGGCAGGCCGTCCTCATTCAGGTATTCACGGGCTCTGGTTATCATGGGTTCCTCTCCTTTCGCGTACCGGCGCGGTTGCTTAATTGATGTCCTTTCTCGTCCGGGCTGCCTTCTGTAAGATCAGCTGGGACAGCGCGTAGCGCCCGGAGTCGATGGTGTGATTGTCCTTGTCGGGTACATCGGGCAGGAAGTTTCCGTTCCTGTCCTGCATATACTCGTAGGCTGAGAATTCACGGGCAATGTTCGGCGTTCTGACCGGGTCAACGACGATCCCGGCGAGGTTCTGAAGCCATTTGATTCCGGCCCGTACACTTCCCGGCCCCTTCTTCACGCCGATGGTGTTCAGGCCACGCCGACGCAGTTCTTCGATTGTCCGTGCGTCTTCGCTGTCGCACCAGACTACTTCGCGTCCGCACAGCAGTTTGATTTTTTCGGCGAGCGTATCGATCAGCGTATGGCTACTGTAGTATTCTCCGATAGCATACAGCGTCCTGTTGCGTTTCGAGAAGGCCCAGCGGGTCAGCGCGTCCGGATCGTTGGCAAAGCCGAAGTCAAGCCCATTATAGAATGAACCTACCTCTTTGATCTCTTCGTCTGTAATCCTGCGCAACTGCACATTGTCGAAAACTTGCCCGCCTGTCCCGGTAACTTCGCCCAGGTACATATGCCGCCATGCCCGTTCGTTGGTTTTGCGCATCTCCTCCGCTCTCGAAATGAAGCTTTCACCAATCCACTCCGGAGGCAATTCAAGGTAGCTTGACAGGTGGACAAGCCGGCTATTGACCGGCAGTAGGCTCTCCGCGTTGACCCATGCTTGTGCGGATTGGGGCGGGTTATACGAACAGAACACAATGGGACGCTGTCCGGCGCTGCCGCGAATAACCGACGCTTCAACGGTGTGGATGTCATCCATCCCTGAAAACTCAGCGAGTTCTTCAAACCAAAGATAACCAAAATATCCCTTGGAAAGCGTAATTGATTTTGATTTTCCGGGATCGTCAGCGCCTCGAAATATAATGCGCTGTCCGGTCGGACGGAACTGTATCTCCATCGGTGACAGTCTGAATGAACACCATGGGCGCAGTCCCAGGGCGTCGATGGCTTTCACCATTTCCTCGTACACGCTCTGCCGCAGCGTGGTGGCTACCTTGCGGAAGATCGCTGTGTTCGCCTGCGGATGATCCAGCATACCAAGGATAATCTTCCTGGCAATGAAGGTGCTCTTGCCGGAACCGCGCCCGCCCCTGAGCCAATATTCAGAATGTGCTTCTGCATCAATGTCCAATGACAGGGCATTGAAATTATCTGACCAGCATTTAATCATCGATCATCACGCTGCCGTCAGGGTTGGAGATAATGCGGGGCATAGCGATATCTGCGACGATGTTGTCGGTGAACATGCCGTATCGTCGCCCCAGGAGCTCCGCAGCCTTGTTGGCATCAGAGATGCGGGCAGGAATCTCTACGATTTTTGACTCTTCCTTGTGAAACTTCTGCAATCTGCTGACGCCGTTTTTGTCGGGGACATATTTGCTGCCTTCACTGGAGACCGTAATAACCACATGCTCTTTTTCTTCCCGGCGCATGACACGTGTAAGGTACTTCATTATTTCGGTCTGCTTGGCGATTAAAGCGTCATCGATGGCTGCCATGCGTCGAGAAATGTATTCTTTTATCTCGGGATTGTACTTTTTTGTACCCTCATCCAGCCATCGACTGGCATTAACAGCCGTTTGTTCACTGTACCCCGCCCGGAGTGCGGCCTGAGTCGCGTTCAAGTCGATTAAATATTCATCACAGAATCTTTTCTGCCTGGCATTCATCGTGCCGCCTCCTTTCAGTTTTTTGATGCCTTCCAGCTCAAAAGGTGCCGGGGCCGGAAAACAGACTGCCCAGCGTCAGACGGTCACTCATTGTCGAGCACCGCTTTGAGACCGGTGAAATTCTCCCAGCGCTTCACCGCCGCGTCTACATATCGCGGATCCAACTCCATGGTGTAGGCGCTGCGCCCATTCTGCTCACACGCGATGATGGTTGTTCCGGAACCGTTGAACAGATCCAGGACTGCGCCGCCCTCTGGACAGCTGTTGTGGATCTGATACTCGAACAGTGCGACCGGCTTCATGGTGGGATGCAGCTCCGAGCGCGTGGGCTTGTCGAAGTCCAGGACGGTGGTCTGCTTCCGGTCGTTCAGCCAGGTGTGGGAAGCACCGCCCTTCCATCCGTATAGGCACGGCTCGTGCTTCCACTGGTAATCCTGCCGTCCCAGCACCAGCGCGTTCTTGTTCCAGATCAGGCATTGCCGGACCTGCCAGCCGATATCGTGACAGGCTCCCCGGAAGTTGTAGCCCTCGGAATCCGCATGCCAGATGTAAAAGGCCGCGCCGGGTTTCATCACGCCGTCGGCGCAGGCGAATGCGTCCCGCAGGAACTTCCGAAAGGCGGCGTCCTCCATGCTGTCGTTCATGATGGTCAGGCCGGTGCCGCCCTCATAGGCCACGTTGTACGGCGGATCCGTCAGCAGGAGGTCTGCCGCCTTGCCGTCCATCAGCCGCGCCACGTCCGCCGGGTCGGTGCTGTCGCCGCACATCAGGCGGTGAGCGCCCAGCTGGTAGATGTCGCCGCGCTTGGCCTTCGGTTCCTCTGGCAGCACGATGTCGGCGTCATCCTCCACGGCGGTGCTCAGCGGTCCGTCTCCGTCCTCACTGCCATCGGTCAACTCGGCCATCAGCTCGTCGAAGCCGAAATCGAAATCGCCGAAGTCCACCTCTTCCAGCTCTCCGGCCAGCAGCTCCGGATCCCACTCGGCGATTTCGCCGACTTTGTTGTCCAGAAGCCGGTATTTCTTTTTCTGTTCCTCGGTCAGGCCGAAGACCTGCAGAACCTTGTCGCGCTTCACATGACGCTTCTTCAGCGCCTTGCATCTGGTCTCCCCGGCGAGGATCTGCCGGTTCTCGTCAATGACGATAGGCGTGATGTAGCCGACCTGTTCCATGCTCTCTGCGACATCGTCCACCGCCATGTCGTTGCGGCGCGGATTCCTGTCGTATGGGATGAGGTCGGCTATATCAATCTCGATGTACTTCTTTTCCACGGTGTCTCTCCTCACTGCCATCGGTCATCGAGGACAGCCCGTGGCGACAGGCTGAACGATGTGCCGGGTTAAGGAGAAACGGCATGGAACAGATCAGGGTCGGACTTGGCAAAAAATGCTATGCGGTTGCGAGGTTCCCGGCAGAGTGAGCGCAATCTGGCGCTGTAGCCCGTAGGCCGTCCTTCCTGCTTCGGTATGGAGATCCCGCATAGACTGGTGAACACACCACCATGAATGTACCAACTCCAAATAAAAGCCGCCATCTTTCGACAGCGGCTGTGTGAGATTGCGCATCGCAATATTTCACACCTACATGATACCATATAAGTCAAGGCAGGAAAAAGCGGGCAAATAGCGGGTAAACGCCTGTTTTGTCAAGTTTTCAGCGCCCCGTGGAGCCGAATCCGGCGCCGCCGCGCTCGCCGGTTTCCAGATCCGTCACCGGCTCGGGTTCCACCAGCACGATGGGCACCACCACCAGCTGGGTGATCCTGTCGCCGCGTTTCACCTCGTAATCGTCACCGCTGAAATTGAACAGCTTCACCCTGATCTCCCCGTCGTAGGTCTCGTCGATGGTGCCCAGGGAAATGATGTCCTGGTTGAACATCAGTCCGGAGCGGGGCCGCATGTCGCCCATGGTGCAGGGCGGCAGCTGAATGTGTACGCCGGTGCCGAACACCGCCGAGCTGTGGGCGCGAACGATGCCGTCTTTGATGGCGTAGATGTCCAGACCGGCGTCACGCAAGTGGGCGCGGGTGGGGAGGAAGGCGCCGTCTTCCAGCTTGATCTTCATGACTGCACCCCCTTATCCCAGGCTTTGGGCACCAGCTCACGGAACCGGGGGCGATACTGCTCGGTCTGTTCCTTGGACAGGCGGCGCACCTCGCTCTGGTCCATGTATTGCAGCTTCTTGTTGCGCTTCATGCCGTTTGCACGCTTGCGCAGCTGCTTGCGGAAGTTTTCGTCCGAGGCAGAGATCAGGAACGCCGCTTCGCAGTGCGGGCACTGGAAGAACGTGAACAGCACGCCGTTCGACAGCCGGTTTTTGATGACATTGGCGGACAACTCGAAGCCCTCCCTGCAGGCGTCACATTGAATTCTCTTGACCATGGGTCAATCCTTCCTTTCCTCGATCTTCACCACATCGGCCCCGACGATTTTTGCGATGTGCTCCGCGGTCTCCTTGTTTTCAAAGACCTTGACGCCGCAGCGCCTTTCACCCCACAGGCATACCGGCACGTCCGAGTAGCTGCCGTCGGCGATGATCTCCTTGTGACCGCTGGGCTGGCTGGACAGCAGAAACAGCCCGTCCTTTCTAAGCGTGTACATGATATATGTGTTCCTCCTAAATCACGGTATAGTAGGCACAGTCGCCATCCATTGGCTTCTCGACATCGTTGGGAATCGTGTCCAGCGCCTTCTTCAGCGAACAGGCCCGCCGCTGGCCTTTGTCCAGGCTGCACATCATGCACTTGTCGTGAAGCCCCGCCAGCAGCTCGTTGATGACCTCATAGGGCAGCCACATCCCGTAATCCTTCTCGTTGCGGTAACCGGCGCCGGGACGCTTGATGCCAACGGTATAGCTTGCCATGCCCAAAGCCCGACGGTAGATCAACAACTGATCGTCCGGGATGGTGCCGGTGAAGCCCTCCAGCAGCTTCCTGATCTTCGAGGCCATCATCGCCATATCCCGTTTTGCGCCGGGGATGATGGCCGCGCGCCTGGTGAGGTGTCCCGATTCGCTGGTGAGTATTTCAAGCGCCACGTTGAGGCGAATCAAGCTCTCGCGCTCGCTGGCCGTCAATCGCTGTTTTTCCACAGTCCATTACCTCCATGTATTTTTTCAGTGCCTTTTGTGCTGCCTCGATGATGTCCCCCTGGCCCTTGATGCACCCATAGGTCCATTGCATTCCCGGATGGGGATTGAAGGGACATTTCACGCACGAATGCTGATTGGTGGTAAAGCATCCGAGGGCCTCAATGATCTGCTGTATTTCAAGCATCGTACACCGCCTCCGTCAGCCCTTCCGCGTCTCGCAGGGGTCGCCGTTCCGCATAATCAGCTCGCAATCCTCCAGGTTGCTTTGGGACGACCTGAGCTGCCTATCGATGAACCGCAGCCGGTCCTCATACTTGGTGTTGTCCTCGTTCACGCTGTCCCAGATGCGGGTATATTCCCGAAATTGCTGCGTGGTGATGGCGTTCCAGCCGTAATCATCCTCGATCTGCTGGCGGGAGTGGTAGTTCTCGAACACATACTTGTGTTTCTCTTTTTCCCGTTCGATGCGCCGGCGCTCCAGGTCAACCTCCTGCTGTCGAATACGCCTGCATTTTCGGATGATCCATTTGCACAACTCAGCCTCGCGTTTCGCCTCTGCTCGGGTCATGATCTCACCTCACTCTCAGTCAGATACTTCTCCCAACGCCGAGGCATCGGCGGCATATCGGGGTGCATGTGCCATACCCAGCCCCAGCGTCTCAAATAATCCTCGGTTATTTCTTTTGCCCGCAGTGCCGCGTCCCTGGGATTGTCAAAAATCTTCGGTTTTTCGCTGTCGAGTCGGACTTCGGTCAGGTGGATCGGCCCCGGCTCCTGCTCACGATAGCGCAGGGTGACGTCCGTCCAGTTTCCCGTGTGATAGCCCATAACCTCGCCCTGGTACACCATGAACTCGTATTCCGGCTGCCACTTCGTCACCCCAGGCCGCCGCCAGTGATGCTCAATGACAAACCAAACCTTTGTGCCGATGTCGGGCTTCCACAGTCGCCTCGCCATCAACCATCCCTCCAATCATTTTCGAGCACTTCCTAAAGGATTTCGGTCTGCGCGACCAAGGCGTACTGCATGGCTTCCTTGCCCTCGTCCTTCATCCAAGTGATCAACACTTCCAGCATGCCAATGGTCGTGACGATATGCTCTCGCTGTTCGCCGGTCATGAACTCACCTCTTCCGAAAATCGCTGCCATTGGGGCAGGTGGCGAAATGGGAAATGAAGCCGATGCCCGTGGCCTTGTCCTGCGGCCCCTCCAATTCTGCGCTGAGCACCTCGCCGTTGGGCGTGACGATCTTCTGTCTTCCACCTGGCGTCTGCCAGTAGAAGACCTGGTCAGGGTCGCAGGGCATGGACTTTCGACCCGATGTCCTGATCCAGATGATGGGTCTGCCGCAGCCCCGGCAGACGCCCTTGCCAAATGCCATATCCATCCCTCCAATCAGCTTTCGTAACGAAAACCGCCGTTGCCGTCCGGCACCACCCGGCCCAGCTTGTCCACATACTCCGGCGTGTCGAACACGTCCCCCTTGATGACGGCCCTGTCCGCGCCCATCCAATACCCGATGTCCGTGCGGTAGCTGTCCGCCTTCGGCCCCAGCCACTCGATGTAAAAGCCGTAGCCGGTCTGTGCGTCGCTGGATATGTGCGGCGCATGTCTGCCGAAGCGAATCACACCATAAAGGTCAGGCTCCACAAAGATGATGTCGCCCTCGAAAGCCGGGGTGTTGAAATAG